TTTCATCATTCCTAGAAGACTTCCACCAAATCCAGAAATCATTTCTATGAGACCTTTTGACTTCTTACCATCACTATCAGTGATAGTTGTATCTGTTTCAGTCTCTTCGATTTCGGGTTGAACTGGCGGTTGTAACTCGTTGAGGTCGTCTCTTCTCTGTTGTCTTTCGATTGCTTCTTCTTGAATGCCCATCTGTTTGCGCAACAGTTGTGTCTGTTCCGCAATATTTCCAGAGATGGAATTGAATACACCTTCGAACTTTTCGAGTTGTATTTTGACAGAGCGAATAGAGTGACTACCGCTATTGCGAGTCAACTGACCTTCTGCTTTTAAACGATCAATGATCGCTTCTGTTTCTGCACTTATTGCCATTTACTTTCCCGACTGCATTCGTTGTTCTTCTTTTTGTTTTTCTAAAAACTGTACTAACATCGCAAAATAAAGGTCACGTTCATAAGGTAATAAATTTTCTACGTCTGATATTGAGTATTTATGATGCTGCACCAATGAAAAGACTATTTGATAATATTCTTTCAGACTCATGTGACACAGCACTAGGCGAAAAAAGATCTCATTCCTTCTATTACAAATGTCTTTTCAGTACCTTCACTATTGGTATACTTCATTTCATGACGAAGTTTAGGCATTGTTTCAAAGAACTTTTGAATTTCTTTCATCACATCTGCCGTCATATCGTTCATAAAGTCATCAACCTCTTCTTGCGAATAGTCAGAGAACTTGTGCGTTTCTTCTTCAGATGCAATTTGATCCAGCGAAGATGTCATAATGTAATAGTTTACAAGAGGGTCAGTTGCATCCATTGTAATGATTTGTGTGAACTGATCGATGGTAGGATACTTTAAAAACAAAGTATATTCATCATTAATTCTTACACGTTTGGAATGCTCTTTATCCTTGACAATTTTAACATCGTCAATGTTGATTTCCATCTCAACTCTTTCTTTTGTATCAGGATCTCCGATAGTAAACTTAATTGCGTTATCTACAGATCTTGAACGTAGCACAAGAAGTACATATTCCAAATCAAACATTGCGAGTTTAGAAATATCTGTTTTAACCAGACAGTTATTCACAATTTGTTTTGCCGCTAGTAGTTCTTGTTCACGGTCATTTGACTCTTGTGCAACCAAAAGAATCTTTTCTTCTTTGACCGTAAACGGTCTGTATTTTACTTTTCTACCAGTTGAAGGAAGTTTCAATTCAAAAAGTGGTAGATCAATTTTAGGTAAAGCCATAATATATTCTCCTTACTATAGACCTATACTCCGACTCAAATTGTCGAAGGAATTATTAACACGCTGGAACCTGTTCACAGCATCTTGTATACTTGATACATTAGAAAACCCTTGATTAACGGTTTGTTGTACCACTCCAGCAAAACCTGCAACTGCACCAAGGATATCAAAGAAACCAGAACCACGTCCTAGTCTTGATGTTGGTGAGCCTGGCCTCAAACCAGAGTATTCGATTCTATCATATGAAAATGCAACTGGAAGTGTGAGGAACTGATCGTTTGTTTCCCATGCCATATCCAGATCACCAATCTGAGAAGGCCATGCTTTGTCTAGTATTACTTCATAGAATCTACTTGGATCGTGATCCGTTGAGAAGTGACGTATACTTAGACGACATGAATACTCATCTTTGTATCCAATCTCATACGGAAGTTTACCATTGTCTTCAGACAGGTTGCCACCTGCGGTTCCGATATTGATTACATTCTGCATCCAAGAGTGGAAGAACTTCAATATCTCATGATCACTATCAATCATAAAAATTGTATTGATTTGTGTATTCTGAACAGACATAGGGAACTGTTTAGGAAGACTTGCAACTGCCTCGTAGTTTGCAACATTAAGACTTACAGAGGGGATCTGTGCCGTCTTACAGAAGAACGTGAGTTCTTTTGATCCCAACAATGAGTTGACATTGTTTGGGTAACCTGTTATAGTAACTTGAAACAAGTTCGCATGTGCAGGGCCACCAAACTGATCAAATGTTGATTTGAATTCCGATATGCGAAATGCCATTATCCGTTCCTTATGATTTTACGACTATCAGCGTATACTTTGTTTTTACTTGCACCAACGAAGTTCGCAGTTGGTAGGAACAATGCAATGTCCCACTCCACAGGATTAACATAAAAAAACCTTGATCTTGTCTGAGCATTCAGATAGTGTTTGATAGTGGGTTTAAATTCTCTGAACTTAGACGCACTGTTTAAAAGTTTATATGATAAATCTAATTTTGTACTCGTATCATACTTATCGTTTGTAATGGTGTCGTAAAGACCATCCATTAACTTTGCACGTAAAATAGGTGGTAAATAGTGCATGTTGATGCCCATGAATCCTTTTGGTGCAGGGCCAATTGGGAATATCAGAGGGAACTTATCGTAGTAAGGTAATGTCTTTGCATGTTTTGCCTCATACGCAAAGAAGTACATATTACCTACTGCAGATGTGTTTGCACCTCTGTCTTTTAATTCACGTTCCACTCTACCTGCATTTATCGGGCCATTCTTAACAGACTTCTGCGCAGTATCTCTGTACCACTTACGTGCGGCATCAGTACGTGCAGGCACTTGTCCCGAACGAATACCTCTTAAAAGTATATCATTAAATAATGATGCTGCCATTTCTAGTCCTTACAGTCTTTACATTTACATTTAAAACAAACGTCATTTATACAATCGGGACAATCTTTACCACGATGACATGGGTGTCCACAGGTTGTGCAAATGGGTTTATCTGATTGCATGTTCGTCCATTAATTTCTTTATTGTATCTAATGCACGCTTGCCATCTGGGTGTTTCGGGTTTATACTAACCTCAGTACCATTCACAAAGTCTGATATACTTGCAGATTTTCCTAAGGCGGTAATTGCACGATGGAGTGGATCCTTTGGATCGTACTTTCTTTCGAATCCAGGCTTTCCTCTCAGTTCAACCCACTTACGATCTCCCTTGTTCCACATCTTCAGAACATCCTGATCTTTTCCACGAATGAGTTTTAATTTGACTCCCTCGTCGATAAACTTTGTTAATCTGATCATGTCTTCTGCCTTTGCGTTTCTTTTCTTGTATTCATTATATATTTCTTTGTATGTGGTAATTAACACAACTTTATCGTTATCGTCATATAGTGTGTACCTTGGCCACCTGTTCATGGTCGTTCCTAATACTTGATGTTGAGTTCTTTCTCCGTCATTATTACAAATTCCCATCCACGTTGGTGACAGAACCTTCTCGCTGCCTTCCACTTCGCATCATTTACACCCCAAGTCTTAACCTCGTTAAGATATCTACGAGAGACACGTCCAGTAGGGGTTGCATTCTTTTTCCTTGGATCTGGTGGTCTCGTTTGTTTGTATGGTTTTATTTCAACCATGATCGTCTTTGGTGCACCCTCACGTTGTTTCATTTTTACAATTACATCTGGAAAGTATCGATGCATCTTATTGTCTAATGGAGACATGTAAGGAACCATCAATTCCTCAGATTGCCACCAAATTGTATCAGGATGTTCGTCACACCACTTAAAGAATTTTACTTCCCACATACTACGATAAATAATCTTAGATGGGTCGCCTTTGTACTTGCTAGGGTTCTTCGGGCGGAATCTTCCACTATATGCCATTTTCAATTTCACATTTTGGTTATAAATAGGTTTACACAGTGTATTTATAAGGTTTAAACAAAATGGCAGGAAGTTACAGACCAGAGGTTGCACGTCTTAAAGATGCGTACAGACGTAACCCTACTCTATTCTCGTTTCCAGAAAATAAAACGGCGCATTCTATCATGTTCGTTTTCAAGGAATACGACTATAGTGGGTATACAAGACAAAACAATAATGCATCATATTTTGAGACACGACAACGTGGAGTCGGTAGATCTATTGCAGATCGAAACCGAGCAATCAGTACGTCCATTAGTTCTTTTGGTTCTGTCGAGTTGCCTTTTCCAAAACAGTTACAAGACAATACATCCGTGAGACTCAATGCATTTGAAAGAGAAGCAATCACTGAAGCGGTTACCAATGCAATATACAAAGGTACAGGTGGTGGTATGGGTGATGGAACTCTGGGGTCAATAGGATCAGGACTCGCAGGCGCCGCAGGCGATATTGCAGGTGCGATACAAACGGCAGGGGCTAGTATGGCGACTGCGGAAGGTCGTAAAAATGCAATGGGTACTTTCACCAATGCAGTAAGTGATGTATTAGGTAAAGTAGCAGGTATCGAAGGTACAGCGGCAACATCTGCGGCTGCATACTTAATGAGAGGTATAGTTAGTAAACTTGGTGGAGACGTTGCAAGAACTATTGATCTCGTCCAAGGTAATGTTGTCAACCCTAAAGAAGCACTTGCGTTTGAAGGTGTTGATATGAAGAACTATAGTTTTTCATGGGAACTCTATCCTTCTAATGCAACTGAAACACAAACAATCGATCAGATTATCAAGACATGTAAACGTAATGCCCTACCAGAAGTTCAGGATCTTGTGCCAGGCGTATTTGAACGTACATTCTTGAGGTATCCATCTGTCGTAGAAATTAAACTAATCGGAACTAACAACCAGTACTTTCCTAAATTCAAACCATGTATGATTAAAGCAGTAAACGTAAGTTATGAAAATGCAGCAGGTACTGTTCCTATCATGCAGGGTGGTGCGCCTGGTTCTGTAACATTGAATATGGAATTCTCAGAAATGTCTGCACACACAAGAGAAGATGTAGATCAAAGTCTTGATCGTGCAGCAATCAACGCACAAGCGAATCAGTTGCCTGATAGTTTCTAAACAAAAGGTAAAGACATGGCAAAATATTTTGAAAACTTTCCAATCGTTGAATACAACGGTAAAGTTATGCGTGACATCACAAGACGTAATCAACTCGTCAAAACGCTCACGACTAACCCAATGTTGTTTCTTCCATATACAGTAAAACAAAATGAACGTGCAGAAGATATTGCGCAGTTCTATTATGGTTCTGTAGATTATAGTTGGTTGGTGTACATGGCGAATCAAATTGTTGATCCGTACTATGAATGGCCAATGGACGAAGAAACCTTTAATAACTATCTTATCGCCAAGTATGAAGAACTATCTGGTGAAACAGGCGACGATGTTGTTGACTGGACTAAAGATGATACTATCACTGATAATATCGTTTATTATTATAAAGAGGTATAACAGATGGCAGTTGATCAGGTAATTCTTGCACCAGAATCGTTCAGAACGATTTACTTGCGTAGAGAAGACAGAGTTATTCTCCTAACAGAACAGGGTCGTAAGATCATTATTAAACGTATCATTCCAGAAGAATGGATTGAATACCGTATCTACGATTACGAAAAAGACAGAAACGAATCCAAGAAAGAAATATTTCTTTTTGATAACAGATTTCTCCCTCAGATTACGAGAGAGTTCAAAGAAACTATACGTGCTGACGAAACCTAATGGCAGACTTTAACCCCTCATATGCAATCGCAAAGGTGGAGATTGAATCCTTTAATGGGGATCAACTCCTTGACCTTACTGGTATTACTACTCAGTTTGAATTGAGTCAGAGTATCAATTCGGATTCGTGGTCGGGGTCAATCAAGTGTGTCGACTCCACAGGCATGTTGGAAAATAATACTTTTAAATTAAGAGGTGAGGAAACCTTAACACTGACGTTAGAAACATATGATTTAAAGTTGGAAGAACCAATCGAACTTAAATGTCATGTGTTGTCAGTCACTGATGTTGTTCCCACACAAAACTTGACAGGTTTGGCCTTTCAACTTAATTTCATTTCAAAACTAAGTTACGAAGCTGGTAAGAGAAGGGTGCGTGAGTCATTCAAAGACATGAAAGCATCTGAGTGTGCACGAACGGTATTTCAAAAATACTATTCGAAGTTATCTGCCTCTGGTTCATCCACGATCAAAAGAAGAGAAGAACTTCCTTTCGATGCCAAAAAGTTTGAGATTCGAAACTCAAAAGGAAGACACTTCTACTTACAACCATCAGAAGGCAGAATGCGAGCGGTGATGCCGTCTTTGACACCTAGTGATGCAATGAACTTTCTTTCTCAGAGATCTTTCAGTAAAAACTCGCCTTCATGTTCATATCGATTCTTTGAAACTATCAATGGTTTTTTCTATGTGACTGATGAGTTTCTTGTTAAACGTGGTATGGATAACACTAGGGATGTAGAAGTATTTGCATTCAACGCAATGAACAGTCAAGATCCTAATGATGGTACAGAAATACAGACAAACACTCTTACTTCATTCACACAGGGACAACGTGTTGATACAGCGGGTGATCTAGTGGGTGGTGCATATCGAAACAAAGTATATGAAGTGGACTTTACAAGAAGAAGAGTTAATGTCACTAACTACGACTATGTTAAAGATGTAGACTACATTGATATGTCTGGTAAGAAAGCAACGGTCAGAACAAGTCCACATACAGAAGAATTTATTAATGAGACATTCACTGAAGAAAATGCAAGACGTTTCTTGGTGTTTAAAGATTACTATGATGAAGATGGTGAGACGTTACGTGCAGACCAACACTTCAAAGAGATCTTGGTAAATAGAACCGTGTATGGCGCACACCTTGGAAGAACGGTTGTCCAAGCGAGTCTAGTAGGTAGATTAGATATTACGCCTGGCAAGATTATTTCTGTGAAGGTTCCAAAGTTTACAATCGAACAGTCACCAGAAGATCCATATAATCAACAGTTGTCTGGTAATTATTTGGTGCTGTCTACAAGTCATCAATTGAAAAATGATATTATGAATACAAATATAGTTCTCGCAAAGTACGACTGGAGCGGGGATTTTCGTGAATTGGAGGTCGCACCGTAATGGAATCAGGTATTGGTATAACCAACCCACTATTTTTTGTGGGAGTAGTGGAGAACAACATCGATCCTCAACTAGAGGGACGAGTGCAGGTTCGTGCATTCTCTATACATGGAGACAACAAAGAAGTACCCACACCAGATCTACCTTGGGCAACAGTTGTAAAGGGTGACTATGATCCAAATGGTCTGCCACCACCCTTGAACTCTTTTGTCTATGGAATGTTCTTAGATGGTAGAACTGCACAACACCCTATGTTGCTTGGTTTGATACCTTCACCATACATGGAACCAATCGATCCAGAGAAGAATGGGTGGGGAGTATATCCTCAGTTTCATGGTCATATTAATGCAAGAGGAACTGCACCAAAAGATTTTGGTCAACCACAGAACTCTCGACTTGCACGTGGTGAGAACTTAGAAGAAACATATGTTCTACAACAAGAGATGAATCGTGTTGAAGATGTGTACATTGCAGGTCAGGCAGATGTGCCTGAAGACGAAAGAATAACGTGGAGTGAACCCAACCCTGCATATGGTACAAAGTATCCATACAACCGTGTCATAGAGACTGCGACACATAGTATTGAACTTGACGATACGCCAGGCGCAGAACGTATTATGGTTAAACATAAAGAAGGTTCTTACATCCAAATTGACTCAAGGGGAACGACAACTCATAAGTCTGTTGGTGACAAATATGAAATAAATGATAGACAACACCATGTTTATATTAAAGGCCCTAGTATAGTTACCATAGATAATGATGCATATGTTTATGTGAAAGGTAATAAGACTGAAGAGATCGAAGGCGATTACAACATGATTGTTCGTGGTAATGCGCAGTTTGGTGTTGGTGGATCGTTCTTTGTAAACGCAAGTGACCAGTTACAGATGCGTGGTGCAGATGTAATGTTAGACGCAAACGTGTCTACGATGGAACTGTTCGCAAAGAAAGAACTTAACATTAGATCTGATATCGATATTAACGTATCGTCTAAGAAAATGTTTACTCAGCAGTCTCAAGTCCACAGTATGAAAGCTGGTGGAGTTATTCGTTTTGAAAGTGAAGGTGGTTTATTCCAAGAAGCAAAAGGCGATGTTGGAATGAACTTCAAAGGTACGGATACAATTAGATTCCAAAGTGATGCAGATATATCAATGAAAGCGGGTGATAATATCTTTGCAGATCCTGGCAGTGGTATCATCGATCTTGCAAATGGTGCGAGTGAAGATGTAGATCCAGCGGAAGCGACTGATGCAGTTGTTGCAAATCAGACAGAAATGCCTGAACCACCTGCGAAGTCTACATCGATTGTAAATGGAGAAATTGCATCTATGAACGGTATAGGAACGATGGCGACTGACGACTCATCGGATCCTTCTAAAGACGCAGGCGGAGGCCCACGATGAGTAGTAAGTGTATAGACTTAAGTAATCAATTAGTACAGACAAGGTCTAAACTGACTCCTGCCCCTATTGTGAAGCCCAATGGGGAATTAAACATATATGCAGTCGATCAATATAAGAATGATTTCCTTGAAGGTATTCAAGAAGATTCTATTTTCGATCCTGTGCAGACTGCAGTTGGATTGTATGGGGATGAATTCTATAATTCACTAGAATCCTTGAATAAACTTTTGAATAGTTCTCAGTTATCCGATTATCCAGAATTAAATCAAAGATATCAATCAGGGCCAATATCTGCAATTGAATATGCAGATTTTATTGGTTCTTATAATTACACTCCACCTAAAATTAAAAAAGGTGGTGGTGCAGTTCTTCCTAATTTGAATAGTTACTACAGAGATTCAAATGGAAGTATTCTTGGTGGGTTCTGTAAAATGATGCCTCAGGCATTTGCAGCGATTGGTGGGTTCTTTACAATTATTGGTAGCGTTGCAGGTTTGATTAACGATGCATTATCATTCCTCACTAAACTAAAAAACCTTGAAGATCCTATCAAAGCAATTATTGAAAAGGTTACAGTTACATCACTTATAAAGGCAATCAAAGAAAAGATGACTGCAGTTGTTGAAGAGACTTGGGAGAGTGTAAAGTCTGCAGTACAAAATTTTGATTTAGAACAAACAATTGGTGATATTGCAACATACATCGATCAGCATGTGGTTCAAAAGGCACTAAAGATCAAAGACGAAGTGACCAGTATTCTTAACGACGAGAATAAGAAGGGTCTCACTGACAAGATCAAGGCGTTGTTTGATTATGCAGTGGGTCTCTTTGCAAATCCCTCATTAGAAGAAATTCAATTCTTGATTGCACGTTTCTGTGCATTGACCTCAAACATTGAAGCGTTAATTAAAGATGTTAAGAGACCAATGGACAACTATGCATACAAGTATCAAACCATTGTTGGTCGTCTAGAAAGAATCTCAAAATTATCAACCGCACGTGCGGTTTCTGCAGGTGCAGTTCGTATCGAACCAGAGAAACGTAAAGAGCAAATAAATAAGCAAGTTAAACAGTGGACAGGCCCGATTGAAACCACATATTTGGACGATAGAGGGAACAACACAGGAATTAAAAGGATACTGGGAGATTTTGAAACAGATAAACAATTAAACGATTTACTTTCAGGTACACAGGACGATCAGGTAACACCTACACCAAGACCACGTCCAGAACTGCCTGATACTGTGAGTGTTAGAGAAGGTGTTGTGGAATCAAACCCAACAAAACATCACACACCCACAGGTAAACCGCCAAACAACCCACCAGCTGCCACACCCAAAGAAGTTGGCGACTTTCCTACGTGGGATGAAATCAAAGATGGTAATCATCCAAGATTTAAGTTTACATCTGGTATGGGTCAAAGAGGTTGGACGGATCTGTCTCCCGATACAAAGGCCGCTTTGAATAAATTGCAAAAGAAGGTCGGTAAAAAGTTTACAGTGAATAGTGGATTTAGAAGTGAACAGTATCAGAATAGGTTGAGAGAAAGATACAAACGTGAGGGCAGATCCAAAGGCACGTTTGTAAAGGGAAGAGGATGGAACTACGGAGTTGCATTTTCATCTCAACACATGTTAGGTAATGCGGTAGACGTGGTTTACCCATCAGGTGTTAGTAGGGCACAATTCCAAAAGGATGCTCTTGCATCTGGATTCAATTGGACTAAACATTATAATTCACGTGGTTTTATGCACATGGATTTATTAGAGAGAAATTAAATGTCGTTAAACGTCTTTACACCAACACAAAAAAAGATCAGTCTTTATTCTGATTTTAGAAAAGATCTGGAATTGAATCTTTTGACAGATGACCTTGCAATATCAAGGGACGAAGATTCTGTCAAGGAAGCAATGTACAATCTTATCATGACCGCTCGTGGTGAACGTTTAATGCAACCAAACCTTGGGGCAGGACTCAGAGAACTACTCTTTGAAAACCTAACGCCTGCTACACTAGAATTAATTAAAGACCGTGTTAAAACAACACTAGAACTCTACGAACCTCGTGCAGAAATCATTGATGTAGTCGCTGCAGGTTCTTTAGACGAAAACGAAGTTTATGTTA